TCCGAAGTAAAGTTCCAGATCTTGTTGTGGATCGCCTGTCCGGTAAGAGCAGCATTCGTTGCCAAACGCTTGTAGGTCGAACGATAGGCGTTCTTCCCTACATTGATCTTACCCAACGCATAGTTGTGGTCACCAATAGGCAACTGGTATGCGTCAACGTCAGAAGACTCTTCGGGCTGCTGGATCAACAAGGTCAACTCAGCGAACTCGGTCATCTCCCAATCAGACTCCTCTCCGATTGCGTTAGCTTGTTCTTTAGACCAAGCGATGCGCGGAATGTCCTCCTCATCGAAGGGGATGTTCTCCCGCCAGCCCTTTTGAGCGACGACAGGAATCACCTTCAAGGATTGGTTTGGTGGAGCGAGTTCGTAGGTCTTATCGAACAAGATAGACCCAACGGGTGCTTCCGACTCAGACATCTTCTGACAGATGTTGATTCGTGGAATCTCGATATCTTCGATATCAAGTTCGATTCCAGTTACGTTAGTAGAGAGACCAGTGTTAGCTTCGGTCTCTGCGATTTCGGTTTTGGTATTAGCCATATTTTCTATTCTGTTTTTGGTTTACTGACTCGCGACACTGTGCCGCTCGTCTGATGTTTCGATGATTCCCGCGTTCTCGCAGTCGTCATAGAAGTCTTGTTGTTTGCTCCGGTCTACCTTTTTGGAGACCTTGGCGAGGGGGAAATTAACTTGATCCAGCAAAGTGTCCAGATCAATTCCGTAATTTTCTGCGATTTTTACAAAAGCCGCGTTATCGGAGATCTTTCGGGTCCGCCCCATCGACCGTAACTTCAGGCCGTCAAGCTTCTCCCCATCCTTCAGGGCATCAAGCGTTTTACGTTTGATCGACGCTGCCCAGTTCTCAACGATCTTCGCGATGTTGAAAAGCTCAGAGAGTCGGGCCGGATCGTCAACGTCGGTAGGATCGATGTCCGGTAACGTAGTATCCAGTTTCTTGGCTACGTTGATAACGAGACCACCCAACGCAGGACACACCTCTTCGTGTTTGCAGAATCGGCAATACTGAGTCGGGGTGCATTCATTAAGTTCGGGTGTGCCGTCCTGCCATTTCGGGCGGATCTCTTCGCCAGCTTTGATCACTCGACTGAGGTCTTCGACAAGCGTCGGCAGGTCTTCGCGTTTGAAAACGTGAGATAGGGTCGCGTTGTGCTGCGGCACGTAGAACGCAAAGACGATCTCTTCGATGTCAGGATACTTCTGGAATGCTCCGGTCGTGTAAGCTTTGGCCTGCCAGTTCTTCTCCGGCGGATCAATGATCGAGATGCCTGTTTTGTAATCGGCCATGACGGCGCGATCTCCGCCTTTGAGAATCAGGAATCGGTCACAGGTTCCCCATGTCTCAGTGCCATCTAAAGCGACCTCAACTTGGATCTCGTTAAGCTCTTCCTCGATCTCGTCGAAGTTCGTCATGAAGTCCTGCTCCATCTTAACGATCTGCTCGTAGATCTCATGCTCCTCCTCAGTATGGAGGGCAGAAGGATCGAAGACTTCAAGAGCCTCGTGGATTCGAGTCCCCATTTCGGCTGCTGCGGATGTTCCATCACGGCCCTGATAAGCAGCGCAAGCGGCTACATACTTTAGGCTAGATGGAGAAAACTCCGCGTGGCCTCTATCGCTATGGTTGGGTTGTTCGTTCATTATTTTCAAAAGCTAATTCAGGATGTAAGTCGTTTAGTTGGTCTTGATCAAGTCCGTATCCTTTGCCGTAACCTAAATCAATAAGGTTCTCTTCCTTAATCAATTCTTCTTTGTATGCCCAGCCGACAAATTTCACGCAACGGTTTTTGACAATAGCGAGAACATAGACATCGATGTCTGGGTTGACTTTGCGAGTAGATAGCAGCATGCCGTCTGAGTGTCGCGTCGATTTAACATCGTAATTTAATCCGTTGAAGTTACCGTCTGCGCTACCGCTTCTCGGCTTCAGACCTAAATCTGGAAAGGTATTGAATGCTTTCGCAAAGGCATACTCAGCTTTCATGCCCATCACGTCAGCGTCTGCACCATCTTGGTTTCCTATTTTCGCGTCTTTTACACGAGAACTTCTAGCGATCAAGGACCGTAATCTCCCTAATGTTTCGCAGACGGTTATCTCGTCCGGCTCTAATACTATTTTTAGAGCCGGACCTATAACTGGTTTATATTTAAGAGCCATTGGATTTGGCGGTCATTCCGTTTATCCGCTTCACCTCACGTTGGAGGCGGTCGCGTTTCTTGAGTGTGCGCTCAACTTTGTTGTTCAACATGAAGATCTCATCCTCAAGTAGCTTGAGTCTGACCTTCTCTGCCTCTGATAAGTATTTAGTGTTGGTGTTCATTTTGTTGTTTTCTGAATTTACTAATAATGCTGTTTATCGCGTCACGGCCAAGGTTGAACGAACGCGCTATCAAATCTCTCGAATATCCCAAATCGGCTAGCTCAGTGATTACACGATGCCTAATGTGAGAGGATTGCATTCTGGTTTGGATGGTCCTACCTTTTGGGCCGCCCTCATCAAAACGGCTCATTATCCATTTAGGTGGTAGGCCATACTGCTCTGAATATTTTTTGATAAGCCTTGTCGCATCAATGACAATCGCTTCCTGCATCATTTTCGAGTTCTCTTTTATCTCTATGTTTTCCATGATTATTTGATTTCTAGCTGCTTAATATTGTAGAGGATGTTCTCAACAATCTTCTTTATCTCTGGCTCAATGTTGATCTTTTTCTCAACTGATTGAACTGCGTGAGCTACGCTGCTGTGGGATACGTATCCGAAGTAGTCAGCTAGGATCTGTTGCTGTATCCCGTAGAATTTTCTAAGGATACCGACCGCTATCGATCTCGGAATTGAATATCGTGATGCCCTAGACTTCTTAAATAGGTCTCCCTCTTCAACGGAAAATTCTCCCGCCACGAGTGAGACTACTTTATCAATAATGGTCTGCTTATAATTAGTTAGTCCGGCTATTTTGTTCATTGGTGTAAGGTGTTGAGGTTTGAAGTTTTCTCTTCGATTACGCGCATGACATGCTCTTCGATAGAGCCGTCAGCGACTAAGATCTTCTGGATAGCGTCGCTCTTCGCACCGTTACGGTGGATACGGCCTAACGCCTGTAAATGATCTTTCACGTTAAAGGTCGGTGAGATCAACGAGATCCGTTGGCGGTTACCGTTGATGTCATGCAGCGAGATTCCGGTTCCGCCAGCCGCGATGTTGACGACAATGACGTTCTGCTTGTCTGCCTGAAAATCGTCAATGATCTGCTGACGCTCCTCTGCCGTCTGTCCACCGACAATAGCAGGGCAATCGAGCAGACCCGATAAGACCTCAGCGGTATCGGAGAAGTTCACGAACATGACGACGCTGTTGCCTTGTTCGATATAGTCCTTAGCCATGTCCGCCATGTCTTTCGCTTTCAGCGATTCAGCGAGCTGTCTTGCACGTAGCAGATTTACAAGGACCCACTCGCTGTCGTCCACCGATCCGGTGAGTAGGTAATCCTCGATGATCTCCGGCGTGATGCCGAGTTTCTCATACGCCTTCGCGATTTTTGACGCAGAGGTAAAGGCTACAGGCTCCACGAATACACGATTCGCTTTAAAGGAATCAGGGAAGTCATCGACCGTCAGGCGTTTGACGTTCTTGCTATACATGACCTTATTGAGGTCACTGAGCTTTGACTTACGGAGTATCTCCCACGCGCCCCATTCATTCTGGCTACAACCATACTGCATCATCCAGCCATACCAACTCTTGAGGCCGTCTTCAGACTTGTTCAGGTTGTGAAGACCCAACGCGAACCCGATTGGCCGCATCTCTGTCGGGTCTTCGGCGGCAGTCGCGGACATTGCGTGGACGGAGTAGCCTTGAGCTACGAGCGAAACCAGCAGTTGAGCATTCTGGGTATATGGCCCTTTGCATTTGTGGACCTCATCCACGAGCATAAGTGTGTTTTCCGGCAAGTCCCACCTCATGATCTTCTTGCCGCGCTTAGACATAAAGTCTGTCCGGCCAGTCCTGATCTTCTCGTAGTTCAGGACGAACAACGGTTCGATGCCGCACTCGGCGAGTTCGCGTTGCCATGATGGGATCACCGCTTTCGGACAAATAACCGCAACTGGCCTGTTTAATACTTTCGCAAGGTGGCAAGCGACGATGGTCTTACCAGTTCCGACGTGGCTCGTGTCTAGGGTGTTCGAGCCAGCTCTTTGTTTAGCGATAAAGAAGTCGAAGGCTTCTTGTTGCTTTTCGTATAGTGTCTTCATTTATTGTCTATGCACAGACAAATAAATGACGATCAATAATCCGTCCAGAAAATTCTCAACTTTTTTTTCCAGACCAGATGTAGGTGGCAATTAGGTAGGCATCGATCATGCCGTCATGGGGCTTCCGGCACCGTTTGTTCGCGAGCCAGTTCTCTTCAGGCGCGAGTTGTTCCGCCAGTTCTAGGGCGGCTTCTTTGGTCTTTCCTTTGGGAATCCGGCCAAGCATATGCTTCTGCCACTTATGGACGCTTACACGCTTGACCAGATAACGGTGGCTTTCAGCCATACCTAAAAGTTTGCCAAATGAGATCGCCATCGACCGGACGGCTTGGCTGCTTTTTGCGTGTGCGAGCGGTTCTTCAATCGCTAATTCAAAGGAGGAGTGTAGATCTAATATCCACTGATTGACCTTACGGATATCCACCTCCTTTTTCTTGGATAGCTGGATGGTCGGCATGCGAGTCTTCGCAATAACAACACCGTCAAATGTAGATATTGCACAAAGTCCGCCATCGAGTCCGTTGTCAATTCCGATGATTAGATCTGTCATATAGGGTGTTCAATGAATGGAGAAACAGAAGCCATCGT